CAGGTTGGCATGGTAGTGTACACTGTGAATTGAATTACAAGACAGCGAGGTATGAAGCATGAAGCTAACGTTAGACGTAGAAAATACAGTTACCCATAGAGATGGTAAGCTACACTTAGACCCATTCGAGAAAGGCAATAAGTTAGTTATGGTAGGTTGCCTAACAGATACAGGTAAGGAATATTTATTTAGAGATACATATGATGGGTTGCAAGACCTATTGAATGAAGCCACTATTCTTATAGGACATAATATCGTACACGATTTAATGTGGATATGGGAGTGTGGTTTTGAGTACACAGGTTCTGTCTTTGATACTATGCTAGGAGAGTATGTGTTGCAACGTGGACAGAAACAACCACTATCTCTTGAAGCATGTGCAGAAAGATATAACTTAAATACTAAGAAACAAGATACATTAAAAGAGTATTTTAAAAAGGGTACAGGTGTAGATGAAATACCTCACGAAGAGTTATCAGAATATTTATCTGCTGACTTACATGCTACACAAGAGTTGAGCAATGAGATATATAGAAAGCTAAACACCACAGAGTATGGTGGCTTGATGACTACAGTTACACTAACTAATCGAGTTGCAGTTACTTTAGCTAAGATATACCAAAGAGGATTTACTGTAGACACAGAAGCTTTAGATAAAGTTAGGCAAGAGTTTGAGCAAGAAAGAAAAGATTTGAGAGTATCTTTGAATGAGCAAGTAAGTAAACTCATGGGAGATATACGTATCAATCTTAATAGTCCTGAACAATTATCTTGGGTTATCTATAGTAGAAAGCCACACGATAAAGCTATGTGGGCAAATGGCTTTGAGCCATACATGAGTGATACAGAGTTTCGTAGTAAAATTAAACAACATTCCAAAGTTCTTTTCAAGCAACATGCTTCGCATTGTAAAGTTTGTCAAGGCTATGGAGAAATTAGAAAGGTAAAGAAAGATGGAACACCTTATGTCAACCCTACCAAATGTAAGAATTGTAATGGGGATGGTCATACTTTTACTGATATTGTGGACAGTGTGGCAGGATTAAAGTTTAATGCACCTAACCCTAAGTGGGTAAGTGCTAATGGATTCTCAACAAGCAAGACACAACTAGAACTACTAGAAGGTGTAGCTAGGCAACGTGGTATGAAAGAAGCAGAGAGTTTCTTACATGATGTACGTAGACTTAGTGCAGTTGAGACATACTTATCATCATTCGTTGATGGTATCAATACCTACCTAAAGCCTGATGGCAAGTTGCATGTGCGATTATTGCAACACAGGACATCGACAGGTAGGTTTAGTGGTGCAGACCCTAACATGCAGAACATGCCTAGAGGTGGTACGTTTCCTGTAAAGAGAGTGTTTGTATCACGTTGGAAAGGTGGCAAGATACTTGAAGCTGACTTTGCACAGCTAGAGTTTAGAGTATCTGCTTTTTTATCACAAGATGAGGTAGCTATTAATGAAGTTTCTACAGGGTTTGACGTTCACTCGTATACGTCTAAAGTTATTACAGATGCAGGTCAACCGACTACTCGCCAAGATGCGAAAGCACACACATTTGCACCCCTCTACGGAGCAACAGGATATGGGAGATCCGAAGCAGAGGCAGAGTGCTACTCCCGCTGCACAGAGGAGTACCAAGGGATTAAATCATGGCACTCCAGATTGGCTAAAGAAGCTGTAAATACAGGCAAGATAAAGACACCATCAGGTAGGGAGTTTTCTTTTCCTGATGTAAGAAGAAAGAGGAATGGTAGTGTATCACACTTTACACAGATAAAGAATTATCCTGTGCAGAGTTTTGCTACTGCTGACATTGTTCCTCTGATACTAATAAAGATAGATGAGTTACTAAAGCCTATGCAGAGTTGCGTAGTGAATAGTGTACACGACTCTATTGTAATTGACGTTCATCCTAATGAGGAGAAACAGGTGCTGTATATTATTACACTTGTTAACTCACAGATGAATGGTTTGATTGAGAATCACTTTGGTATAACGTTTAATGTACCACTATTATTAGAAGCAAAAATAGGTGATAATTGGCTTGACACTAAAGACGTTAGCTGATATAACTATAAGACTTTAACAGAAAAGAAAGGAAATATTATATGACAAATGAAGTAATAACTATAGATAAAGATAACTACATGGCGATGGCTAAAGTTATGGGCATGTCAGGAGAAAACACTTCTGAGAAGAAGCAAGTAAGTACCCTTGCAAGACTACGAATTAACCATACTCCTATTATGGGAGAGGAAGAGGTTAAGGGTAAGATGACTAAAGTCGAGGTAGTCGAGGGTGGTACTTACAAACTTGAGATACCTGACGGAGAGACTTACTTTGCCACATCAGCAAAGATAAGACCCTACATGCAGAGATTCATGTATAAAAGATTTATCATGGGTACAGGAGATAAAGCTAATCGTTATGTCAAGACTGTTATGGGAGACAATCTCAATATAGACTTGAAAGATAATGACGGTGGTTTTAACTGTGGTAAACCTTCAGGGTGGATTAAAGACTTCAAAGCACTACCTGAAAAGATGCAGGATTTAATTAGGCAGATTAAAAGAGTACGTGCAGTCTTTGGTACGATTGAGTTAATCAATCCAACAGACGGAGCAGGTAATCCTGTTGAAGTAGATAAGCTACCTTTCATATGGGAAGTAGAGAATAGAGATGCATTTAAAACTGTTGGTGCTATCTTCACTCAACTAGCCAAGATGAAGAGACTACCTGTACAACATACTGTTACAGCTAATACAGAAGAAAGAAAGCTACCTAATGGTAATAGCTTCTACTTACCTGTCACATCTCTTGATGTTACATCTGTATTGGACTTAACTGACGAAGAGCAGACAAGGTTTGCAGACTTCGTAGCTTGGGTGCAAAACTACAATGAGTATATAATAAATGCTTGGAGTGAAAATGCTAACAAGGATATGCATGACGATGATATGGCTACAGTAGATGACTTTGTAGACATTGATGCAGAAGAAGTAGCCTAATGAACCATCCTGCTGAACTAGCAGTACATCAGTATATGTCTGATGCTGTAAATGGTAAGTCTACTATGTCTGAAGAAGTAATTCAACAGGTAGGTAATGACGTTATGGATGCCCTGCGAAAGCAGTTTGGTGGGGAAAACAAGAGGGGTGACTTTCGCTTACGTATGTCAAACTTAGGTAGACCTACGTGTCAACTTTGGTTTGAGAAGAACAAACCTGAAGTTGCTTCAGCTAAACCAAATAACTTTATGATGAATATGATGTTAGGAGATATAGTTGAAGCAGTCTTCAAGGGTTTACTCAAGAGTGCAGGTGTTAAGTACGAAGAGCCTGATAATGTATCTCTAGATGTGGATGGTACTAGCATATCAGGTACATATGACTTAGTTATAGATGGTGCAGTGGATGATGTTAAGTCTGCTTCTGCGTGGTCATATGATAATAAGTTTGAGTCCTTTGAAACGTTAAGTGATGGTGACCCCTTTGGTTATGTCAGTCAATTAGTAGGCTACGCAAAAGCCGCCAAGAAAAAGATTGGTGGTTGGTGGGTAGTCAACAAGGCTAATGGAGCATTTAAATATGTGTCAGCACAAAATGCTGATGCAGATTCTGAGATGAAAAAAATAAAAGCAACGGTAAAGACTGTACAAGAAAACAAATTTAAACGTTGCTTTGAACCTGTAGAGGAAACATTTAGGGGTAAACCTACAGGCAACAAGATACTAGGAGTTAGTTGTAATTTCTGTAGCTATAAGCATAACTGTTGGGAGAACTTAAAAGAGTTACCTTCAGTAATGTCTAAGGCACAATTTCCTAAAGTAGTTTCATATGTTGAATTAAATGTCTCCTCATAGTGTTCGTAGAGAAGCTATAAAGTATGGGTATAGGAGTGGGCTAGAACATGCTCTCTCCTTGTACTTAAAAGAACATAAGCACAAGTATGGTTATGAATCTATTAAGATAGAGTGGGAAGACCTAACATATCGCACCTATACCCCTGACTTTATATTAAACAATGGAATTATAATTGAAACGAAAGGAAGATTCTTAACAGCAGATAGAAGAAAACACTTGTGCATTAAGAAGCAACACCCTAAACTAGATATTAGATTTGTATTTACAAACAGTCGAAGTAAGCTAAGTAAAGGTGCGAAATCTACATACGCAGAGTGGTGCATACGACATGGATTCAGATATTACGATAGAATCATACCTGAAGATTGGTTGAAAGAAAAGGGAAAGAATAAACACCCTATCTTTATAAAATTTAAAGGAACAAAAATAAAAAGGAGATAGGCATGGATAAGAAAAAACCTAGAAAGAAACCAAGGATAAGGTCAAAGATATTACGGAAAGATTTTATTATACGAGTTAGACCTGACCTAAATAAGAATAGCGAATGGAATGGTGCAGTTGATGTATCAATTATTACAGACCCTGATAATAAAATGGATGATGAAGCTTACTATCAAGTATTACATTTGTGCAAAATGATGTGTGCAATAGTACCTCTGACAGAAGATGATTGTGCCCTTCGTGATGACATCAATGACTTTATTGAAAATGTTGTTGACAAAGACTATCACGATATGGTAAAAAGAATGAAAGAAAAAAGCAAACCCAAAGCCAACATAGTGGGTATCGAAGATAACGTTATACACATAACGATTGACTCTGCTACTAAAGGCAATGCATAATGTTAAGACACATGGAGTATATGAGAATGAAGGAGAAACAAGCTATGGCACAATCAGACAATAAAGAAATGCAAGATATGGTTAATAGTCCTGTTCATTATAACAAAGCAGGTATTGAAACTATTGATGCCTTAGAAGCTATGTTAGTCGATGGGTTTGATTATTATTTACAAGGTAATATAGTTAAGTACCTATGGAGATTTAGATATAAGAATGGAATAGAAGACTTAAAGAAAGCACAGTGGTATCTGAATAAACTTATTGAGGTTTACGATGATAAAAGTTAAAGTACTTCTTACATTGGAGATAGACCCTGAAGAATACCCAATACCTGCTGACGAAAATGTAGCAATAGAAATAGAAGAAGGCATACAAGAATACTTCTACGATGTAGAGGGTACTAAGATTAGAAACATAAAAACAATAATGGAGTAATTAAAATGATACAGAACTATTTACCTACCGACTATCAGAACTTCATAGCACTCTCTCGCTATGCAAGATGGAAAGATGAAGACCAAAGAAGAGAGAATTGGGGTGAGACTGTTGATAGATACTTTGACTATATGGATAATCACCTAGTCAAGAATCACAATTATACAATTAGTAAAGCTTTAAAAGAGAAGCTTACAGAGCAGATAATGTCTCTAGGTGTGATGCCTAGCATGAGAGCCTTAATGACAGCAGGACCTGCCCTAGACCGCTGCCATGTGGGTGGTTATAACTGTAGTTATATACCTGTGGATAGTCCACGTTCATTTGACGAGTGTATGTATATACTTATGTGTGGTACAGGTGTAGGATTCTCCGTTGAAAGAGAGAATATAGACAAGCTACCTGTAGTTAATGAGCATTTCGAGGACAGCACTACTATCATAACTGTTGGTGACAGCAGACCCGGATGGGCAAAAGCATTGAGAGAACTTATTGCTATGTTATATGTAGGGCAAGTGCCTACTTGGGATGTATCACAGGTCAGACCAGCAGGTGCTAGACTAAAAACATTTGGTGGAAGGGCATCAGGTCCTGAACCACTAGTAGATTTGTATCGGTTTTGTATTGGGATATTTAAGGGTGCAGCAGGTAGAAGATTATATCCTATTGAGTGCCATGACATTATGTGTAAGATAGGTGAGGTTGTAGTTGTTGGTGGTGTACGTAGGTCTGCACTTATATCTTTGTCTAACTTAGGTGATGACCAAATGAGACACGCAAAAGCAGGACAATGGTGGGAGAATGAAGGACAAAGAGCATTAGCTAACAACTCTGTAGCATTTAAAGGTAAGCCTGAGATGGGTACATTTATGCGAGAGTGGACAGCTTTGTATGAATCTAAGTCAGGAGAACGTGGTATCTTTAATAGACAAGCCGCCAAGGTGAAGGCACTTGAGAACGGTAGACGTAATGCTGAACATTACTTTGGTTGCAATCCATGTAGCGAGATTATACTTAGACCTTATCAGTTCTGTAATCTTACAGAGGTAGTGTGTAGAGCCACAGATGACCTAGTATCCTTAAAAGAAAAAGTACGTATGGCTACTGTTCTTGGTACATTTCAATCTACTCTTACTAACTTTAAGTATTTACGTAAGGTGTGGAAGGATAACACAGAAGAAGAAAGACTATTAGGAGTTTCCCTAACAGGTATTCTTGACTGTCCTATATGGACAGAAGAGATATTACAAATACTAAGGCAAGTAGCAATAGATACTAATAAGAAAATTTCTAAAGACTTGGGTATCCCACAGTCAACTGCTATAACATGTGTCAAACCTAGTGGTACAGTTAGTCAATTAGTTGACAGTGCTTCAGGTATTCATGCTAGGCA